AATGGGAGACTGAAACTCCTATCAGTAGTCGTGGACAAATCAAGGTCGAAATGGGGAAGGTTCGCCGCAGCTGTCACATTAGTAATTACGGAGGGAATCCAGGTTCTAGCATAAGTTGTATTAAGTTGATTATAGACTGGAACGAAGGAGATTCTAACCATACCCTGCGCCGCGGAGTTTCCCGTATACGCAAATGTGATTTTCGAATCAAACCTCACAAGTTGTGGTGCATTGAGCAAGTTGTTGAACAGAGGGTCAGTTGAAGCGTCTAACGCTGTTTGGAGGTAAAACGAACTGCTTGTTACAGATGAGGTAGAAATGGTCAAAGACGCAATGTTTCTCTTCATCTTGTAGGGAAAATCTACAGAAAATGGTCTTTGTGGGTTAGGTAGGTTATATTTTGTTGATGGAATAAAATCACTCTCACTAATTGCTACCTGCAATTCAGTGAAATTTTCCATTTTTGAATCCGTTTTAGGGATTATGTGTGTATTTAGTGTTTCAGTGAGTGAATTAACTAGATAGAGGACCACTCTGTCCTCTACCGCGTGGTTGACTAGGATTCGATCGCAAGATCCTTCTTCCCTTTTAGTCAAAGGGGAAGTGTAACTATCTTGCGAAAATGCCTCCCTCAGTTTAACGTCCCGGAAGGCGGGGTGAGACGGGTAATTTTGGACATTACCAGACCGATCTAAGAACTGAGGAAACTGCACGCCTCTCAGTTCCATTTTTGACGAAATTGAACTCTCAACTAGGTCATTACCACCTCCGCAACACTCCATAATCAGAGGAGACCAAAGAACAAGTTCGTCCTTCAAATACTTTTCTTCGTAGAGGTCGAAAGGGGGGATTTCCATTAGGTTCGTGCCCCTAATGTTTTCGGAGAACAAGTTGTAAAACTCTTCTCCATGGAGGAAAGCCTCGCCAAAGGCACATCTTAAAGTGGACAGGTCTCGCTGTTTTTGTTGTTCTTCGTCAAATTTACCGACACAGTAACACAACGATTTGAAAATTGATTCTTTCTTAATCGGAGCGTACCAAATGCCGTCACGCAAGACGGAGTGTCGTTGGAGAAAAATGCATTCAGTTAAAGGTTTCAGACTTATCGGCTTACCCTTGTCTGCAGACTGGACATCATAACCTTTCCTCTTCATGCTAAGAACATATTCCTCCGCATTAAATCGGGATCTGAGCTTGTCTGACACGCCGCCAAACAGGTCATCTCCAACTGAAGCGATACGGTAGTCGCTTTCATCACATCCAACTTCATCGGCGTAGAGTGAAAATAGATTTCTTGTAGCATAGCTATTGATCCAGAGAGTAACAAACTCCCCAGACGGCAATTTACTGCTGGTCAAAATCACATTTCCTTCAATTACAAGAACATACCTTCCGCAACTAATAACGAGTCTTGCACATATGGCTGCATTAGAGTCACTATACCCGCACTTCTTCGCGAGCAAGTACATGTAATGCGCGGCTGAGTGGAAAACGTACGTGTCATGATGAACATCAAACGCCTTCTGGTCAAGATCAGTAAAATTAGG